CGAACGCGAGATTCGTCCGCAAAGTTAATTGCTTCGCGCGCGTCCTCTTCAGAAGGCTCAATCGCCCTCATTCGAGTAAACGTACTCTGCCACACTAAGCTCTCAGATCTGCTTCTACCCCCGCCAGGGGGAACGCAAGCACCTGATAGTACCCCGCTCATCGGGACGAGTTTTATCTCGCCGTCAGGGGGAACCAATGTGTGTCGACCGATGGGTATGTTACCTACCATCTCCTGTTGATACTGGTAATGCTCACTAACGTGGCAGCCATCATCTTCGGAGTCGACCATTACGGTCGTGATTAGGTACTCCCGTCGGAAGTAACTCGGATTCCATCGGCTTTCGAGATGCAGGTTCTTGGCATCATTGGACCTAAAATGGTTCACTCCCAGACCAAAGGCAGCTGTCTTCATCAAAGAAGGCAGCCTGTCAGTGGCGGTTGTGAGAGCCCATTTGGCCAACTTGCGGTACCCGGCATCAAAAGCCCTCGATTGGAAACTCTGAAGCGAACAGAACTGTGCAGGCACCGGGGAATTCGGGTCGTACCCATAGTATATGGGGGACACGTCTTCTCCGCGGTAGTAGTCCTTGCCGCAGGATTCTCGAAAGAATCCCTTGGTAAAGGACTTACTTACGTTAACTGTGAACCCAAGTCCACCCAAAAGCTTGAAAAGCTCGGGGGTGGCAAACGCGGGACAACAGATATCGTCTCCGTACACACCGTAATGATGCTTAGCATCAAATACGTCGTCTCCAGCACGAATTAGCGCTAGTTCAGTTATCAACGCACATACTAAACTCAAAATGGGGAAACACACTGCTGATCCCATAGGGGAAAACTTCGAAGATCGAAGTACCCTTCCGGAAGGCATGCGTACGCCCGTGCTCCTGGTAGCTAAAAGCCATCCCAGGAGTGGTTTATTGTGCCAGAAAACTCTGCGAACTAACTCCAACAGCACCGAGTCAGATGCATTCTTCAAATCCACCGTCGCCATGTTTAGGATATCATGGCGGTCCAGCGAACCGAATTCTGCAAGCCTCTGATTAAAAGATTGGTTGCGGATTTTGACCCCGGGGAATTTCTTCCCGAGTATGGTCCATAACCATTTCTTTACACCTTGCTGTTGATACTGAAGCTCTAGTGGTTCAGCGCAGATACCACGCAAACTGAAAAGGGATTTCTTCACAGAAATCCACCTAGCAATCCGCAACGATAGTCCACTTCCATCACACGGAAACACGTAATGCAGCTTCGGGTTAATACCCGACCAGCGTGCCATACGTTTCGTCCGTGCATCCGGCACATGAAGGATTAGTTTCTCAACTAAAGACTTCACACCAACTTCGGCGACAGCACCAGTCCCATGTTTGACTTGAATCACAGTCGTATCGATCTTTGAAGGCACTCTCTTTCGAGCGAGCAATTCTAGATCCTTCAACATAGATTCATCCAAACATGGTAAGTTCTCCTCGTGTCGCTCAAATTCGCCCGCAGTGGCTGCTTCTAAATCGAAGCGGTCCAGGGGGGTCTTCTTCAGGAAGCAAAATATCTGATGATACGCACGAAATCTCGTGACGTCGCAATCAAATGATGCCTCTAACGAAGAAAGGATTCTGAGCTCCGGTTCCGCACTCGCCCATTCCAGGGGGAGGTCGTGAACTAACATACCGTCGAGAGCTTTTAGACTCTCAGCGATGCGCACCAAATCTTTGGGACCTAGCGCGCTGATAGCTGCTGACCTAATGCCGAAACCGTCCAGGAGAATTTTCCATGCTGATAAGGCAAAGATCGAAATCGCAACGTTTCCAGGCTCCTTGAGCCATGGCATTTCTGCGATCCCCGCAACTGAGTTACGAGACTTGATTTCCATAATGGAAACCCCTTTCACCCATATAGGGCTTCTACGGCTAAATCCCGCTTAAAGGTCTCTCGGAGTGAGAGCGCCTTTACGCAGATCTCCTATGCGAACCACACCTAAGTAGTCGAGAATTGCTCCAGCAGTATCAGCAAGTAGCTGAGCGGCCATTGCATCAGTGTAATCTCCATCATTTGGCAGATCCATCACGATGCGTGCGCCATGGGGCAGATCGATTCGATAGGTGGGGTCCACAATGGTCGCACCGTCCTTCAGATATTTGCGAATAACCTGGAAACTTTGTACCAGAATCGCTTTACCTGTCGGATTTGCACTCTTAAACGCCGGACTAATCGGAGTATTGCGGTAGATATCTTTGATATCTTGGACCGCGACTCTAATTGTGAACGGCTGGTCGTTTGCCGCATTCTTTGCAGTAAGTATCTGCTCCCCGGGCTTGTTGCTTTTAATAGCGAACGCGCCTGAGTAGTCGTATACCGTAGCTGGAATTGTTGCTGCGACCATACCTGTGCGGGTGAAACCATTATCGAGAACGATAGTACTAGCCATATCATAAATCTCCTTTTGTCTGTCTCTCGACAGTCATTAATGACCTACTAAGCACGCCACGGAAATTTCCGTAGGTACTCTTTAGGTAGAGTTGCTGAAGGGATCACGTCTAAGGACGTACCCAGCAGCGAGACGCCCACCTGCCACCATTGGCAGACGGGCCGACCCTCGAGATTGAACTCAAAGGCCGGTACTTCAAACGTTACGATGCGCTTGTAGATCCAAACGTTAGCCTCCCCTATGAAGTTAGAGGAGAGACCAATACTCCCAGCCAAACCAACAAGGTTGAATTTCGTTGATTTAACCGAGGCACACCCCCCAAGATTGATGATTCCAGGTAGGAATTGTTGATCGAGGGATTTCAGAAGTTGTTGGATGCCCAACCCGTAGTCGATTAGCCAGCTTAATGGGATAAGATCCCACGCATTACTCAAGGTCGGCGCCATGCCGATTCTCCGTAAGCGCTCGAAGCCGACTGAACCATCAGACATAACGCGAGTTTTCTCACGCAATGTCCACGTGACATTGACACCTGCAACTGTTCGTTGCTTCGTGACCTTACCATATCCAGTACCTGTGACAGTCTGATTCCTCTTTTCGAGGATTGGACCAATCTTTTCCTGGACCTCTAGTAAGTCCTTCACCGTCGGTTTGATGACAAAACGATACGCCAAATAGGCGCTGCTTGCCATCTTAAAGAACCTGGTGACACCGGACACTTTTCCCATAGCGCTAACTTGAGCTGCAATTCTGCCAAAGGTTGCTCGGACGTCCTTTACGGACTCGCGGAGAACCGGCAGTAGCTCTTTGATAGCGTCTCGGAATCGTGGCACCGATGTCGCCGCCTCAACGAACTGTTTCGCGTTTTCTATATGGTTGCTAGTAAGTACAGGCAACGCATTGTCCAACGCTTCACCGTACGCCTCGGCTGACCGCCCTGGCGCAGCCTTTAGCAGGTGCGCCCAGGCGAAAGCAACAGACCGTTCACATTGCTGTCGATCGGCCACCGTCCCTCCTTGGCCTATGAGACCTACACGTAATGCGTTGTTCGTTACTATACGAATCCACGTTGTGGTATTCGTGTAACCTAGTCGCGCATTAGCCCCAGCACCCGTAATGGTGTAAGTATCCCGTTGGATACTCACTTGCCAATTAGCACGACGTTGAGTCGTGTTAGTGCTTAAGTCTCCGAAACCTAAGAAGACGGTACTTATGATGAAACGATCCTCATACCCAGACGACGATTTCGATGTCCATGCGCAATTGGAGTAAACACTCTCCATCCGATGCGATCGAATGTTCGAGTCGGTCACTACGCAGGTCGAAAACTGCCGGGTCCCTGAGGTGGAACCAAATTCATCTCGCTTTACCAGACGTTCCGCTTCGCGGAATTCGCTGATTCGACAAGATTTAACCGGTCCCCACGTCCCCCAACAACCTAAACCAGTATTGGCTGAACCAATGAAAGGCATTCGGCCGTTAGGTGGCGCTTGCGTCACCCCATTCGGTGCGATAGTCCACTTCGGAATCTTCAGGTTCTTGAACCGTCCGATCGTCAGTAACTCACCATCGCTTTCAGTGAAACCAAGATCACTTGGAAGTGCCTCGATCTCACCTTCAACACCCAAATGGGTACAGAACCTATCCGGCATCCTTTTGGCTTCGTCAGAAGGCGGTTCAGTAGCTATTCGAATGCTACTGAGCGCTCCCTTCAAAGTCTTAGGGACGAGATAGGCATGTCCGAGGTTAAGTATGTTGCCTTGAACGAGATACGATTTACGTAATCCTTCGTTCGGGCGCGTCGTCAATTCCAATCCAGAACTCAGCGAGGGGTAGAATTCATTTCCCCCTGCATTTGCCGAGCTCAAGTATGGAAAGGCTAACGCCAAAACTTCACCTTGACC